TTGTCCGCCTGTCCTACGCAAATGTCTGGGAGCCGGCTTCCATCAACGGAAGCAACCCCAAGTTCAGCGTGTCCCTCATCATCCCCAAAACCGACACCAAGACCATCGATGCCATCAACGCCGCTGTGGATGCCGCCATCAAGGACGGAGCTACTAAGTTCGGTGGGAAGATTCCCAACAAGGCCGCGCTGAAACTCCCCCTGCGGGACGGTGATCTGGAGCGGGATGATGAAGCCTACAAAGGCGCCTACTTTGTCAACGCCAACAGCACCACCGCTCCCCAGATTGTGGACCGCTCCGTGCAGCCCATCCTGGATCGCGCCGAGGTTTACTCCGGCTGCTACGCCCGTGTGTCTGTCAATTTCTACGCCTTCAACTCCAATGGCAATCGCGGCATCGCCTGCGGCCTGGGCAATATCCAGAAGGTACGGGACGGCGAACCCCTGGGCGGTCGCTCTTCCGCCGCCGATGACTTCTCCACCGATTTCGATGACGATTTCCTTTCCTAACAACCATCTGGCAAGGGTGGCGGAGGGCAGCCTCTGCCGCCCTTATGCCGCAGGAGAGGAGGTCCTATGAAACAGCTATCCATCGACATTGAAACCTTTTCCCCGGAGCCGCTGGCCAAGTGCGGTGTGTACCGCTATAGCCAAGCCCCGGAGTTTGAAGTGCTGCTGTTCGGTTATTCCGTGGACAGCGGCCCTGTCCGGGTGGTGGATCTCACCGCCGGCGAAAGCATCCCCGCTGAAGTCCTGGCCGCGCTCACCGATCCGGCTGTCTCCAAATGGGCCTTCAATGCGCAGTTCGAGCGGGTGTGTCTCTCCCGGTACCTGGGGTACCCTGTGGGACAATACCTGAACCCTGACTCCTGGTACTGCACCATGGTGTGGTCAGCCACCCTGGGCCTGCCCCTCTCACTGGAGGGGGTGGGCGCCGTGCTGGGGCTGGAGAAGCAGAAGCTCAAAGAGGGCAAAGACCTGGTGCGCTATTTTTGCACACCGGCAAAAGCCAGGGATGGCTCCACCTTCCGCCGCCTTCCCGCAGATGCGCCGGAGAAGTGGGTAGCCTTCAAAGCCTACAACCTCCAGGATGTGGAGACGGAAATGTCCATTCAGAAGAAGTTGTCACGATTCCCGGTCTCCCCGGAAGAGTGGGATAACTACCATCTCGACCAGCGCATCAACGACCGGGGAATCCTGCTGGACCGCACCCTGGTGGCACAGGCCATCCGCTGCGATGAGCAGTTCAAACGCACTCATTTGGAACAGGCCCGCTCGGTGACCGGCCTGGAGAACCCCAACAGCCCCGCCCAGCTCAAGGCATGGCTCATGGAAAGAGGTGTGGAAACTGACTCTCTCTCCAAAGCGTCCGTCCAGGAGCTTCTGTCCCAAGCGGACGGCGAGGTGGAGCTGGCACTGTCCCTGCGGCAGGAACTGGCTAAGAGCAGCGTCAAGAAATATACCGCCATGGAGTCGGTGGTCTGCTCAGATGACCGCGCCCGCGGGCTGATCCAGTTTTATGGAGCCAACCGAACCGGCAGATTTGCTGGGCGGCTCATCCAGGTGCAAAACCTCCCGCAGAACCACCTGCCCGATCTGAAACAGGCCAGGACGCTGGTACGGGATAGGCGCTTTGACGCCTTGGAGCTGCTCTACGACTCCGTCCCGCTGGTGCTCTCTGAGTTGATCCGCACCGCCTTCATCCCCAAGCCGGGGTGCCGCTTCTTCGTGGCGGATTTTTCGGCCATCGAAGCGCGGGTCATCGCCTGGATTGCCGGGGAGCAGTGGCGGCAGGATGTGTTCGCCAAGGGCGGGGATATCTACTGCGCTTCTGCCAGCCAGATGTTCCATGTCCCCGTGGTCAAGCACGGCATCAACGGTCATCTCCGGCAGAAGGGCAAAATTGCCGAGCTGGCCCTGGGCTATGGCGGCTCGGTGGGGGCGATGAAGGCCATGGGTGCTCTCAACTACGGCCTAACCGAGGAGGAGCTAAAGCCCCTGGTGGACGCCTGGCGGCAGTCCAACCCCCGGATCGTGAAGTTCTGGTGGGATGTGGACCGCGCCGCTACCACCTGCGTCCGGGACAGAGTACCAGCCGAGACACACGGCATCCGCTTCTTCTATCAAAGCGGCATGATGTTCATCGTGCTCCCCTCCGGCAGAAGGCTGGTGTATGTGAAGCCCAAGATGGGCGTCAACCGCTATGGCAGCGAGTCCGTCACCTACGAAGGTGTGGGCGAACAGAAAAAGTGGCTGCGGCTGGAGAGCTACGGCCCCAAATTCGTGGAAAATATCGTCCAGGCCACCGCCCGCGACATCCTGGTGGAAGCCATGCGCCGGCTGGAAGCGGCGGGGTACCAAATCGTGATGCACGTCCATGACGAAGCGGTCATCGAAGCCCCGGCGGACGCATCCCTGGATGACATCTGCGCCATCATGGGCCAGACCCCTGCCTGGGCGGAAGGACTGCTGCTCCGAGCAGACGGTTATGTCTGCGACTTTTATCAGAAAGACTGAGGTGACCCTTATGGGAATCAACAAATACAACTGTGAGGGCTACTATGACCCCACACCTTACGAAGCCCTGACCAGGATCGAGAACGAGGCACGCAAGCTCCACTCCTTCCGTCCGGTGGTTTACATCTGTTCTCCGCTCTCCGGGGATGTGGAGGGCAATCAGGAAAAGGCGGCGCGCTACTGCCGCTTCGCGGTGGACACCGGGTATATCCCCATTGCGCCCCATCTGTACTTTCCCCGGTTTATGAACGATGCCAACCCCAGAGAGCGGGATCTGGCCCTCTTCATGGACATCGTTCTGCTCACCAAATGCTCCCAGCTCTGGGTGTTCGGGGAAACCATTTCAAAGGGTATGGGCATCGAAATCGAGAAGGCCAAACGCAAAGGCCAGACCATCCGCTACTTTACCGAGAACTGCCAGGAGGTGTCCGTATGAAAATCGCTGTAGGCAACAGCCGCATGGATAAGAAGTGGAAGAACCGGGATATTTCCTGGGAGGACCTGTGCCAAAGGGTCAGCTCCACCATCCGTACCACGGAAACCGTGGAGGAATACCGCAAGCTGAAGAAGGGCGCCCAGGATAACATCAAGGATGTGGGCGGCTTTGTGGGCGGTCAGCTCCGGGAAGGCCGGCGCAAAAACGGGATGGTGCTCTGCCGCTCCATGCTCACCCTGGACATGGACTACGGCGAGCCGGGAATCTGGGACGAGATCGACCTGCTTCACGATTTCCGGTGCTGCGTCTACTCCACTCATAAACACACGCCGGAGCATCCCCGACTGCGCATGATCATCCCCCTGGCCCGCGATATCACCGAGGAGGAGTATCCGGCTGTGGCCCGGATGGTAGCCAAGGAAATCGGCATCGACCTTTTTGACGATACCACCTATGAAGCCTGCCGCCTAATGTACTGGCCTTCCACCTCTGCAAACGGAGAGTTCTTCTACAAGACCAAGGAAGGACCGCTGCTGGACCCGGACGCCTATCTCGCTAAGTATGCAGATTGGCATGACGCTTCCACCTGGCCGGTGTCCTCCCGCCAGTCCGAAGCGGTGCGCCGGAGCATCACCCAGCAGGCCGACCCTCTGGAAAAGCCCGGCATCGTGGGCGCTTTCTGCCGCGCCTATACCATTGAGGAAGCAATCGAAACCTTCCTTTCCGATGTCTACGAACCGTCCTCCATGAACGGACGGTACGACTATATCCCCGCCGACTCCGCCGCTGGCGTGGTGGTTTACGATGGGAAATTCGCATACAGCCACCACGCCACCGACCCGGTCTGCGGCAAGCTGTTAAACGCCTTCGACCTGGTGCGGCTTCATAAATTCCGGGAGCTGGACGAGAATGTGGGTTTGGATACCCCGCCGGGCAAGCTGCCCTCCTTCAAAGCCATGAGCGACCTGGCTCTGGGAGACGATAAGGTCAAGACGGTCTTCGCCGAAGAGCGCATCGCCCAGGCCACCGCCGAGTTTTCCGATGAGGACTGGCAGAACGGCTTGGAGCTGGACAAGTCCGGCCACGTGAAAAACACCCTGCGTAATCTGACCCTCATCCTGGAAAACGACCCAAACCTCAAGGGCGTGGTGTTCAACCAGCTCCTGGACGGGATGGAGATCAAGGGGGAAGTACCCTGGAAGCATCCCTCCAAGTTCTGGCGAGACGCCGATGACGCACAGCTCATCAGCTATGTGGACACCCACTACGGCAACTTTTCCGCCCGGAACTACGATATCGCCGTGACCAAGGTGGCGGATGACCGGGCCTATCACCCCATCCGGGAGTTCATCGAGAGCCTGCCGGAATGGGATAAGGTTCCCCGCGTGGATACGCTGCTGGTGGATTACCTGGGCGCCGGCGACACCGCTTATGTCCGGGCAGTGACCCGGAAGACCCTCTGCGCCGCCATCAGCCGGGTACTGCGTCCGGGCTGCAAGTTTGACTCCATGCTGGTGCTCAACGGCCCCCAGGGCGTGGGCAAGAGCACCCTCATCGCCAAGCTGGCCGGAGAGTGGTTTTCGGACAGCCTGAACCTGGGCGACACCAAGGACAAGACCGCCGCCGAGAAGCTCCAGGGGTACTGGATTTTGGAGATCGGCGAACTGGCCGGGTTGAAGAAAGCCGAGGTGGAAACCCTGCGCTCCTTTCTCTCCCGGCAGAACGACATCTACCGTGCTGCCTTTGGCAAACGGGCCACGCCCCATCTGCGCCAGTGCGTGTTCTTTGGTACCACCAACGCCGAGTCCGGCTATCTGCGGGATACCACCGGCAACCGCCGCTTCTGGCCGGTCAAGACCCCCGGCAGCGGAAAGAAGCAGTCCTGGAATCTGACCCATGAAGAGATCCTCCAGATCTGGGCGGAAGCTCTCGTGTATGTGCGGCAGGGTGAGAAGCTCTACCTGTCCGCTGAAATGGACGCTCTGGCCAAGGACGAGCAGCGGGAAGCCATGGAGTCCGATGAGCGCGAGGGGCTGGTGCGGGAGTACCTGGACACCCTGCTGCCGGAACGCTGGGCGGAGATGGACCTCTTTGAACGCCGCAACTTCCTCACCGGCTCCGATTTCGGCGGTCTGCAGGAGAAGGGTACGGTGAAGCGCACCAGTGTATCCAACATGGAGATCTGGTGCGAGTGCTTCGGAAAAGAACGGGCCAACCTGCGCCGCACCGACAGCAATGAGCTGACGGGTATCATGGCGCGGCTGGGCTGGAAACGGGCGGAGGGCAAGGTCAGGATTCCCCTCTACGGGCCGCAGTACGTTTTCGTTCCGAAGGGGTGTTCCAAGTGAAAAGACAAGCAGGCACAAAATTCGGGAACAAGTTCCCAGGGACAGTTCCGCACTTTGGAACCCCCGCCGGAACACCCCATGGGAACGGTGGAAGCCCCATAAGCGGCAAGGAAAACCGGCTTCCTTGTTCCTGTGTTCCCAACATTTCTTATATATCGAAAGATGTAAGAAATAGAGGTCATCAGCACGCAAAACACGCATATACGCGCATAAGGGGATTTTTCGGTTCCCGGAACACAGGAGGCCGATATGCGGGAGAAAACCATTGAAGCGAAACTGGTGAAAGCCGTCCGCATCATGGGCGGTCTCGCGCCCAAGTTTATAAGCCCTGGGTTTGATGGAGTGCCAGACCGCCTGGTGCTCCTCCCCAAGGGGAAAATCGCCTTCATTGAGCTAAAAGCACCCGGCAAGGCGCTCCGGCCTTTGCAGATAAGGCGGAAACAGCAGTTGGAAGCCCTGGGCTTTCCGGTGTACCGCATCGACAGCCCAGAGCAGATTGGAGGGATACTCGATGAAATACAGTCCTCATAAATACCAGACCTACGCCACGGACTTCATCCTGGAGCATCCCGTTTCGGCAGTCTTCCTGGACATGGGCCTCGGCAAGAGCGTCATCACCCTGACCGCCATCTTCGACCTCTGCCTGGACAGCTTCCTGGTTCGCAAGGTGCTGGTCATCGCCCCGCTCCGCGTGGCTGCGGACACCTGGCCCGGTGAGATCGAGAAGTGGGACCACCTGCGAGGGCTTACCTACTCGGTCGCGGTCGGCAGCGAAGCCCAGCGCAAGGCGGCGCTCCTGCAGAGGGTCAGCGTGTACATCATCAACCGGGAGAATGTCCAGTGGCTGGTGGAGGACAGCGGGCTACCTTTCGACTATGACATGGTGGTCATCGATGAGCTGTCCTCCTTCAAAAGCTACCAGGCCAAGCGGTTCCGCGCACTGCTGAAGGTGCGGCCCGGCGTCAAGCGCATCGTGGGTCTGACCGGCACGCCCTCCTCCAATGGGCTGATGGACCTGTGGGCGGAGTTCCGGGTGCTGGACATGGGCAGACGCCTGGGCCGGTTCATCACCCGGTACCGCAGCGCCTACTTCCAGCCGGACAAGCGAAACGCTCAGGTGGTGTTCTCCTATAAGCCCCTGCCGGGAGCTGAGGACGCCATCTATGAGCGGATCTCCGACATCACCATCTCCATGCGGGCCGGCGACTATTTGGATATGCCGGAATGCGTGGTCAACGAGGTCAAGGTCGACCTCTCCGAAAAGGAACGGCAAGCCTATGACACCATGAGGGCGGAGCTGGTGCTCTCCCTGAACGGTGAAGAGGTGGACGCCGGGAACGCGGCGGCTCTGGCGAACAAGCTCTCCCAGATGGCCAATGGCGCGGTGTACGGGGAGGACAAACGGGTGCTCCGTCTGCACGACCGCAAGCTGGATGCCCTGGAGGACCTCATCGAAGCCGCCAACGGCAAGCCCGTCCTGGTGGCCTACTGGTTCAAGCACGACCTTGAGCGCATCCAGGAGCGGTTCATCGTCCGGGAGATCAAGACCAGCCGGGACATCGCCGATTGGAACCAGGGCAAGATCCCGGTGGCGGTCATCCACCCGGCGTCCGCCGGCCATGGGCTGAATCTGCAGTCCGGCGGTTCCACCCTCGTCTGGTTCGGGCTGACCTGGTCGCTGGAGCTTTACCAGCAGACCAACGCCCGGCTCTGGCGGCAGGGGCAGAAAGACCAAACCGTGGTCATCCACCACATTATTACGAAGAACACCATTGACGAGCGGATCATGTCCGCCCTTCAAAAGAAGGAACGGGCGCAGTCGGCTCTGATCGACGCAGTCAAAGCGGATCTGGAGGTGCGAAAATGACAACGAAAGAATATTTATCCCAAGCCCGGCTTCTGGATGCCCGGATCAACGCCAAAATCCAGCAGGTCGCGGCTCTCAACGATTTGGCCACCCACGCCACGGCCACCCTTACGGGGATGCCCCGCAACCCCAACCGCTCCGAGTCCCGGATGGCGGAAGCGGTGGTCAAGATCGTGGATTTGCAAAACGAGATCAACCACGACATCGATGAACTGGTGGATTTGAAGCGGGAGATCACCCGCCGGGTGAAATCCATCCCCAACGCCGAGTATCAGCTCCTTTTGGAGAAGCGGTATCTGTGCTTCATGCCCTGGGAGAAGATCGCTGTGGACATGGGCTATTCTATTCAGCACATCTACCGTCTCCACGATTGGGCGCTGCGGGAATTTCCCGTCCCCCAGGAAACATGAGAGTTCGATGTATTGAATGAGAGTAGCTCCGTAGTGTATCATTAAAATTGCCAAGAGAATCAAGCAAAGCCATCGTGGGGCCACCCCTGCGGTGGCTTTGCTTTTTAGGGCTCCCACAAAGCCTGCTTTGTGGGAAGAGGACGAGCAGTGAAGTGAGTGAGCTTTTCGTGCTTGCACGGAAACGAACGATACGGAACTTGCGAGGACGAAAGGAGGTGGAACGGTGCCCACAAAGCCCAAGCGCCCCTGTTCGTACCCCGGCTGCCCCAAGCTGACGGACGGCAGGTTCTGCGAGGAGCACGCCAAGGCGGAGGCCAAACGCTACGAGAAGTACGACCGTGACCCGGCTGTACGCCGCAGGTATGGCCGTGCCTGGAAGCGCATCCGCGACCGGTACATCCAGGAGCATCCGCTGTGTGAGCTGTGCCAGCGGGATGGCAGGCTGACCCCCGCCGAAGAGGTGCATCACAAGGTACCTCTCTCTGAGGGCGGCACACACGCACGGGACAACCTCGTTGCCCTCTGTAAATCCTGCCACGCCAGAATCCACGCCCAGTGCGGGGACCGCTGGCACAAGCACTGACCCGGTAGGGGGATAAAAATCTCTACAGCCTGTGGGCCGTGCAACGGGCCGGGGGTCTCGCGCACAAAATCGCGGTTTCATAGGGGGTATATACCCCAGGCCGAGAAAGGAGGAAGTCTGTGGCCAAAGACGGTACCAACCGCGGCGGCGCCCGTGCTGGTGCCGGCGCAAAGAGAAAGCCCCTCGCCGACAAGATCGCCGAGGGAAATCCAGGCAGAAGGAAGCTGACTGTCATCGACTTTCAGGACACAGCCGATTTAGAAGGTCAGCCCATGCCGAAACCGTCAGCCATGCTGTCCGCCACCCAGAAGGATGGCAAGACGCTGGTCGCCGCCGAGGTCTTTGAGAAGACCTGGACCTGGCTGGCGGAGCGGGGCTGCGCCGCTCTCGTTTCCCCGCAGCTTTTGGAGCGATACGCCATGAGCGTGGCCCGCTGGATACAGTGCGAGGAGGCCATCACCGAGTACGGCTTCCTCGCCAAGCACCCCACCACGGGGAACGCCATTCAAAGCCCCTATGTGGCGATGAGTCAGAACTTCATGTCCCAGACCAACCGCCTGTGGATGGAGATCTACCAGATCGTCAAGGAGAACTGTTCCAGCGAGTACGGCGGGGCCACGCCCCAGGACGATGTGATGGAGCGGCTGCTGTCCGCTCGGAAAGGAAACTGATATGACAAAATACAAAACGGCTGAGAGCGTGCGGCGCGGTCACCCGGACAAGCTGTGCGATCTGATCGCCGACAGCATTCTGGACGAGTGCCTGCGGCATGACCGCTATTCCCGCTGCGCCTGTGAGGTCATGGCCACCAAGGGAAAAATCTTCGTCTGCGGGGAGATCACCTGCGCGGCGAAGATCAATATCCGCTCGGTGGTACGGGAAGTCCTCCGCAAGGTGGGCTACAACCCCATGAAATTCATCGTGTTCGTCTATGTTCACCGGCAGAGTCCCGACATCGCCGGCGGCGTGGATTCCGCTCTGGAGGTACGGAATAGCGGCAGCGAGGATGTGTTCGCTTCCACCGGCGCCGGCGACCAGGGCACCGTGTACGGTTACGCCACCAAGGAGACCTGGACCCGTCTGCCCGTCCCGGTGGTCTTCGCGAATGAAGTCTGCAAAGGGCTGGATGACGCCATGCACGATGGAACTATCCGGGGCATTGGCCCCGATGGCAAGGCCCAGGTGACCGTGGCCTATGAAGACGGAAAACCCGTGGGCGCCAAGAACATTGTGGTGTCTGTCCAGCACGATGCGGACAAGGATTTGGAGGAGCTTCGCCGGGAGATCATCTCGGAGGTGCTGTATCCCATCCTGGACCGCTTCGATTTCCCCAAGGACGTGGAGATCCTCATCAACCCCTCCGGCAGGTTTGTGGAGGGCGGTCCCGCTGCTGACACCGGCCTGACCGGCAGGAAGCTGATGGTGGACACCTACGGCGGTCTTGCCTCCCATGGCGGTGGAGCCTTCTCCGGGAAAGACCCCACCAAAGTGGACCGCAGCGCCGCATACATGGCCAGAGCCATCGCCCGGAACGTGGTGGGCGCATGGCTGGCGGAGGAATGCCAGGTGTCCATCTCCTATGCCATCGGCAAGGCGGAACCCACCGCTGTGGAGATCGACACCTTTGGCACCGCCAAGGTAGACGAGGATGTGATTCGGCTGGCAGTTTTGGATGTATTCGATCTGCGGCCCGCCGCCATCATGTCCCTGCTCCATCTCCGCGCTCCCATCTACGCCGACACCGCCGCCTACGGCCACTTCAACGGCTACAAGTTCAGCTGGGAGAACCTCGACAAGACTGAGGAACTGAGAAAGGCGGTGGAAAAGTATGCTGATTGAACGTAAGCACACCACCGACCTCATCCCCGCCGACTACAATCCCCGCAAGGGCTTAAAGCCTGGCGACCCGGAGTACGACAAACTGAAACGCTCCATGGAGCAGTTCGGTTATGTGGAGCCGGTGATCTGGAACAAGGCCACCGATCGGGTGGTGGGCGGTCACCAGCGACTGAAGGTGCTCATGGACATGGGCGTCACCGAGGTGGAGTGCGTGGTGGTGGAGATGGATGAGGAGCGGGAAAAAGCTCTCAACATCGCCCTAAACAAAATCTCAGGCGATTGGGACAAGGATAAGCTGATGCTCCTCATCTCCGACC